CGGTACACCAAGCCTCTTTTTCTTATTAAACCACTTCTTACTAAGGAGAGTGTAGGGATGATTAGCTTCCGCTCCAACCTCAAGCCTCTCCCTATCTTTAGTATTAACCTTGATAAATAAACCTCTATCAACACCTATAATAATCCTTTGAACCTCATCGCCAAAGGTATCTAATTTGAGGTTTAACTTATGGGCTAGGAGAGCTTTATTTTGAGAACTGATAACTTTACCAACCAGTGTGGCGTGACATTGCTCCGTAGCTGCAGTAGCAACTTGGCTAAAGATACTGGCAAAGTTACCTTCACTCATTACGTTTCCACCTTATAAATATCCTGTTCCCTATAAACTCGTTTTACAGGCATACCATCCAGTAAGTCACCCACAGCAACTACCTCTGACATAAAGTAACAGGTATTGGGTTTCTTATTACCATGTACGTCATTACCATAGTTCTCTGTCTTTTTACGGCAGTGAAGTATTTGCACAGGTGAAGCAAGATTACTCACAGGCTTTAGAAGACCAGTTGTGGGGTCTTCAACTTTAACCTGCTGTACCTGCCACTCGACTCTATCAGGTAATGGGATTAACCGATAAATAGTGTCTAACACTTCTTTACTATACGATGAAGCCGCATAATGATTACCTTGAAACAGGAGGTGGTCTCCAGCAAACAGCACAGCTTTCTTAGTCACCCGAAGAAGTTGATTAACCTCCTCGGTTGCTGTTAGCTCACCTGTGGGGTCAACAAACTCACCCATCACCCCCGCGTTACGAGTTAGGTTTTTTAGAGCCACTTTGAATCTTTTATGATGAAGTTTTCTCATCTACTAAGCCCCTGTAAATGGGTCAACCCCGCCTGATACAGCAAACAAGGCGGCTCCAACCAAGGTGCTGGCGGTGGGTAGGATAGCCGCCAAGGTGTCAGTAAGCTCTTCCTCTAACTTGGCCACTAACTTATAGGGGTCAAATTTTGTTGCTCGTTGAAAACTAGCTTTCTCAGCGTCCGTTTTCTGCGCGAGACGTTGAGGTAAACTGACTGCGAGGTCAAGGGCTGCTTGCAAGGCCACCGCTTTGTTGGCGTTAAACGAGCTGAGACCTTCAGCATTGAAGGGTGTGGTAAAGTTTGAGCCGTAAGCACCCACAAGAGTATAGTAAGCTTTAAGTAGGTCAATCTCGCTATCCTCCAACTCATCTAAAGTAATACCTATATAGCTTCTTACCGAGTCTTCGTTAACAGTTAAAGGTACAAACTCAGTAATCTCATAATTCAATATAAGTCGATAAGCTCCACCATTAACTATGTAAACGACCTGCGCTAACCTTGACTCAACTGAGTTAGGACTAGTTAACGTATTCACCAAGTTAGGGACATTAAAGGTGTAGTCACTACCTGAAGCCGTTTGGGTTTCAATATGCAGTAAGACACCAGACTTAGCTCGAATAGTTAACGTCACATTCGTTGAAGGGTCAGGGATGATAAAATCCCCATCACGTACCAAGCGTACACTTAAAACGGATGATGTTGCATCCTCAACCCAAGTTGTCATGGTTAGTCCCCTTTAGAGGCTGCAGATTTAGAAACTTTACCCTTACTATTGGCCACAGGTGCCGCTGCTTTAGGTTTTAGGTAATCTTCAACATCAGCTTGTGTTAAGGTGTTAGGCACATCTTCAGCCAAGACTTCAAGTTGACCTAGACTGATACGAGTCTTTACAAAAGAGCTTGCAGGAACTAAGGTAGGTTTTTGAGAGTCGATATTAGGTGTTTGGCCATCCAAAGGACAAAGCATAAAGGACCCAGTTGTTTTTACAATTAACATAATGACACACTCCTAAAAGTTCTTTAGATTTTAACATAAAAAAGCCCGCAATTACGCGGGCTTTTTTCAGAGCAGCAACTTATTAAGCAGCTACATCCAAGACAACACGAGCTTTAGGAATAGCAATCTTGTAGCCAGTTTCTTCTGTTTTCACATAAGTGATGGACTGGTTCAAAATGGAACGCTCGCTTTCAGCGATGTTACCACCTGCCATTACTAATTCTTCTAAAGCTTCAGCTTTAGTCATAGCAACGATTTTACCTGGAGGAACTGCAGAGCTTAATACCACGTTAACCATGCCGTTCATAAACGGTAAGGTTGTGCTGACCGCAGGTGCGCCTTTTCCAATCATGTAGTCAACAGGGCTTGTAGCACCTGCGCCAATGATAGGTTGAGCCATAAACATCAATTCAACATACATATCGAAGTTTACAACAAAGGTATCAAACACATAACCAGCGTTGGCGTTGCTCATTAAGAACTTAGCTAAAGCTTTGTAGTTTGCAGAGCTAATCACACCACCAGTTGCGCCGAAGCTCGAGAAACTTTGGATTTGTGCAGGAGCATTAGTGCCATCGCCGTTAATCAAGATACCTGTTGCAGCAGCAACTTTGGACTTCTCTAATTCACGAGCAATACGCGAAGCGAACGGAGTCAAAATATCTAAAGACGCATCACGAGCAAACTCGTAAGACATCTCAATACCACTACCGCGTTTGCCGAACTTAACAGAAGCTTCGCTAGTACGAACAGAACGTACAGGAATGCGGCCTAACTCGCTAACGATATAGGTTTTGCGGTCATCAGCATCATCTTCGTAGTAAGTCGAAATCATTTCACGCTGAGACACAGTACGGGACTGGCCAACGATAGAGGCAATGTTTTCAACTTTGTTATCTTGAAGAGTTTTAAACTTCAACATATCGTCAATAACTTCAGGGAACATAGCGCGAGTACCTGCGTATGTTTGGAAGGTATTGGCAGCAGCTTGAAGAGTGATACCTGCTTCAAAGTCGTTCGCGTGTGGCAAGTTTAAGGCAACTTTAACAGCTTCATAACCGTTAAAACCTTTCCACTTGTTGTCGCCACCTTTGGTGTCCACAGCTAAAGTTAAATAGTCACGGAGGTTTAAACCAAAAGAGGCCGCATCTTTAACAAGTTTCATACCTTTATCGGCAGAATCACCTGTACTTTCAACCATCAACAAAGCTGCGATAGCTTCAGGAGTAGTTTTTACAATATCTTTAAAAGGACGCATATTTTCCTACTCCTTAAACGAAGATTACATCAGCAGTAGTACCGTTAACGGCAACTACTAAAGAACGTGGATTAGTACCCGCTGCAACAGAACCTGCAGTAGCAGAACCAACAACTTGGTCGCCAACAACAACAGTACCAGTGAAGTTCCAAGTGAAACCACCTTTGAACTCAACAGTACCAACACGAGTACCTTCAGTAGTACCAATGGAGGTTGTCTTTAGGTTACCAATGATTACATCACCAGCACCTGCTAATTTAACAGTATTGTTGGCCGAAGTATCTAAGGCAACAGGTTTGCCTACATCAGCAGCTACAATACCAGCAGCCAAGTAGCAAGTTAAACGGAAGTTATTTTGTGGAATGCCCACTAAGGACACGCCACCTGAGGCGATTGCAGTCATCGCGTTTTCTCCTAGTGGGGGTTAGCGTTTTGGAGACTTGAAAGCATTGGAATGCGACAAGTCTACAGAATTAGGGTTAGTTACATCAGTCTTCGCTGCAGTTAAGTTAGGAATCCCACCTAAAGGAATCTTAAATGGGCGAACACTTAACTGAGCTTCTTGAGCCGCTTCTAAAGCAACTTTTTCAGCTTCTAAAGCAGCTAACTTAGCTTCAGCTTCAGTTTTAGCTGTTTCAGCAGCAGCTTCTAAGGCAACTTTTTCAGCTTCTAAAGCAGCTAACTTAGCTTCAGCTTCAGTTTTAGCTGTTTCAGCAGCAGCTTCTAAAGCAACTTTATCGGCTTTCAAAGCCTCAAGCTCGGCAACAGAAGCTTTTAAGGTTTCCACTTCGGCAGTGGCAGCACCTAATTTTGCTTGGAGTTCAGCGACTAACATAGGGTCTTCCTCAGTAGGCTTAGTGGGTGACCCAAAAAGCACAAATTCAGGGTCTTTCAAAGAGGCTGCTAATTGCGACCCTTCTTTATAGTAAGCAGAAGCGAGCAAACGCTTCTGTGCACCTAGTACCTTAGCACCATTACTAGCACCTTTAGATACGAGGCTTAATTCACGGAAATTCGCAACACCGTCAGGCTTAATGTGGTTAGTACCCATAGCCATGACATGACCATTTTTACAGGTTTGTGACCACATGGACTCAGGGTCTTCCATCAAGTCAACATTGCAGGTGGAGCAAAGCAAACGCTTAAACTGCATACCAACGCTGACTTCCTCAACAGTGCCATTATCAAGGCGACTGATTAACTGAGGACTGGTGCCATCGACAAAGAAAAGCACACGTAGTTCGTCAAAACCTTGAGGAGTTTTTAGAGCTTCACCGTGGAACACGCGACCTACGGGAATCTCGTAACCTTGCTCGTGTAACGTATGTAACGGAACAAAGCTACCTGTATTTAGCATGGTAGCTGCTTCTTGAAAAGTCTCAGCAGTAATCTGACCCTTATCAAAAATAGTGCCGCGCTTATTAAGAGGTAATGAAGTAACCGCTGTGGCTTCAAAGACAGCAACAGAGTCATAGTTAATCTCATCACCGACAGAAGCCTTGATGAGAGCTTTCACTTTTTCATTAAGTTCAATACGTTTCATGGCGTACGTTTGTTAAGTTTGTGTAGATACTGTAAAGATTACTATAAAGAGACTTGGTTTGCAATCACATTATAGAATAGGTATAGACAGAGGCGGGGTGGGGAGCTACCCTAAGGTAATAGTCGTCATGTAGCTCAACAACGAGAGAACAATCGTTCACGAATAAGGTTGCGTGTGCAAACCTCGCCATGATAACAACAAAAGCTTGTGGAGTTTAAAACCCGTTTTAGACTCCACAAAGTTTAAGGTTTGGGGGGTTCCTGACCGATAAAAAGCCTCCAAACGGAGGCTTTTTATTTTAGTGTAGCTAGTTATTTTTTAACCGCATTACTTTTCGCACTCTTATCCGCTGCCGAACTCACAGACCTACCTGTGGGGTCATTGTTGGGAGATATACCACCAGCGTCCACTACGCTTCCCTTATCTGCAAACCCTGTACCACTTAATATTGGAGCACTATCAGGACGAATGCGGCCAAACATTTCTAAATGGTATTCATCATCGTCTATAACACCCAAGCTCAAATCTTTAAGTAAACGCGCTTGGCGTAAAGTTAATTGAGCTTCTAATTCAGTAGCTGGCCGCATTTCTACGGGTCTAAACTTCACAATAACTTGAGAAGTGCTACCTGTCAGTCTTAAAATAAAGGTGAAAATCTGCTGGAATAATTCCGCAATAGGTAAGTTTAAGGCTTCGGCATTACGCGCAAATAGGTGAGCCTCAACCGAAGCTGTGTTAACACCTGCCTCGCCTCGACCAAGAATAGTGGCCATTACCCGTAGAGCTGCTTGGTTCTGCGCGTTTAAGGTTTTAATAATTGGGTCAATATTTAAGGTCATACCTGCTGACTTTGTATTCACCACAGAGGCTTCAATAGAATCTGTATGAACAAAGGCTTGGTCAGCACGTAGCCCTGATACCGTATTTGAGATACTGGTAATTGTGTTAGAGATATACTGCTGCAACTTGGCATTATCAGCTTTAATATCCAAAGGTGCGTTTTTATTGATGACTTCCTCTAACACCTTAATATCCAAGCGTGGGTAACCTGTCAAAGTCATAATACGGTACAGGTCATTGATGATACGCTGACGAGCAGCCACGGTGTTAATGGCCGAAACAAAAGGTGAGTAGGAGTAAGCCGACTTAGGTGACTGTCTAAAATAGGATGTGAAGATTGTTGGGTAGTCTAAAGATTTATTCGTTCCACCACCTGAGGGTACTTGCTCAGGGACTAATCGACCATTTTCGCGTTCAAACCACTCGAGGCTAGAAGGGTCAATTAGTCTTACTGTCTCAAAAATACCTTCTTTAGAGATGATGGCTTCCGAGACAATACCCCCCCGAAGGATGAGCATATAACGAAGCTCTTCGGCAATAGCTCGTAAGGTAGGTTTGTACAAGTACCCCACAGAAGCGTAGTCATACCGAGTAACTAAAGAGTCAATGATGGCATTGAGAACCTTTTGCCCATTGCGGTCAATCTGCCCATTAGCATCTTTAACGTAGGAGATAATCTCAGTATCTGACATCGTTAAATAGGCATTAAGAGAGGCAGAGGCATCAGGGTCGTGGATTAACAGGTTCTCCATTAAAGCTTTAGAGTCGGAGGTAACCCGTGTGGCAAAAATGTCTGTTAAGTGTTCCTGATACTGAGGAACGGTTAGTACGTTTGCAGGATTGTTACTTTGGTAAGTGGGACTGTCAGCCACACCCTGAGGATTGGCTACCTTTTTAGGCAACACAATTTGAGCTAGTTTGGAGGTTAAGCTAGTAGCAGCCATGAGGTGTCGCCTCTTGTACAAAATTTATTGAGTTAAGGGATTGTAACATAATCACCGATAACCCCAAAGATTACCTGTTGACTGATTCCCCATGTTGACCCCTGCAAAATGAAGCACTGTATTAGGGGTGGTTTCCTGATGATACCCTGTGAACTCACCTGTGTAATACTTAATTGCTGTACTGGTATAAGCCATACTGTGAAAATAATGGTCTTTTCCTGTAAGTTTACGCCAAGTAGGGTTCTTTTCACCGTTCTTTTCCCGCACCATGTCGCGTAAGTGAGCTTTAATGGTCTCACGTTGTTGCCCATAGTTATAAAATTGAACTAAGGATTTACGGATAAGGTTAGCTAAGGTATCAAGATGCTCAGTACGGTCAACTTGAAGCGTCTTGGTTGTTTCAACTTTATCGTTAATTTCTAAGGTACCTGAATATTGGACAGGGATAATTCGCCCGTTACTCCAGTCAAAAATACTTTTGGCTAGTGTTTGTTCAGGGTATTTGTCGATACACCCTTGGGCAAAGTTATACTTTAAGTCGAGAGCTTTTAACTGGTCAAGTAATTCATCATCTTTACAAGTGATAAACTCAAGGTAATCTACACCCGACTTTAAACCCTGCGAACAACTAGCCACGGTGATATGACAAATACTACCCACATCAATGCCAACAAAGTTCTTTCGATAAAGTACCTCAGGTGCAGCTCCTAGTTGGAAGCAAGGCTTTAATTCACTATCCGTTAAACGACTAGAGCTTTCCTCAAAAGTCTCACCCAGTACCGTGTTATACCACCCGCGTAAGAAGTCACGGTCACGGTATTTAATAAGCTCACTGATAATGTAAGCAGGAGATAAGGTGGAAACTGTAAATGGCCGAACACGATACCCGCGAGCGAGGTCACGGTGAGGGAACTCAGCTACCCAATCGCGTTTACCCCCATGCAGGTCGAGTTCACTTCCACACTTTTCGCAGCTAACAACCACGTTATTTAGTTTGAGGCCATAAGTATCGATAACATTATTATCAATATCCACTAAGTTAATTTCGTCAGGTAGGTTATCAATGTGGATAAAGTCTTTTGTAAACTTAGGTAACTGCCAATGGTTACAACAATCACACTTTATAAAATACTCACGTTGGTCGGTTGTCGAGTACCCTTGATGAACACCGTAGTTTTCAAACGTAGGTGTGCTGAATTGTTGCATGATTCGGTAACTGGATGCCTGTAAACGAGACCCCAATAGGCCGACCATTTGTTGATTGGAGAGGTCAATCTCATCCACCATGATAAAGTCAGCAGGGGTTGAGGTAGCACTGCCCTCAGTGGCAGGTACAACCATCAGGTAAGAGTCGCCGATTTGCTGAATATCCATCGAGCGAATCGGTTTACCCCCTGCGAGGTTAAAGGCTCGGTCTGTTTCAATGATAGGCATGATACGGGTTTGAGAGTTTTTCTTCATCATCGCTTCGGTGGGGAAAGTCATCAAGACAGTAACCCCACGATTACGGGCGCAGAAGGCCGCCGCTTTACGAATTTGGCATTCCGTTAACCCCACCTGTGATATTTTTATCACATGAAGGTTGGGATGTAGGTCATCTACGATTGCTTTTTGAAAGGGGAATCGCTTAAAGTTAAAAGGAGCAGACCGCAGGGTGGTATTTTTACACACCCAGTCAGAGTAACTCATATTCACGGCATCAATAGAGAACCGTGAATTGATTTCATTCTTTAGATTTAAAGCAAACGGGTTAGACATAATTGTTACCGTATTGTAAATTTACAAAGTAGGAGGTTGCAATGTAACCTCTCCGCGGATATTATCTGAAAACACCGTAGGAGGTTGCAATGTAACCTCTCCGCGGATATTATCTGAAAACACCAAGAGGACACCTAAATGGCCAACACCTATTACCCCCCCGTCCAAGAGGGGACGCTTCGTGCTTTGCTCGTTATTAAGGCAGCTATTCAAGCTGAGGGGCTAACCTACCTTGATGACGCTAACTACTCCGATGAGATAATAACAAATTTACGACATCTTTTCACAGGTAGTGTCAGTAAATTAAAAAAAGAGCGTTCTGAACGCACCTCAGACACCCCGTTGGACTTGGAAGCGGAGACACGCTCTCTCTATGATGAACTTGTGGACTTCACTGTTGAAAACGATGGTTCTTTAGATACAGGTGAGATTCTTAATGCCATTAAGACCCGTACCCAGTTACTCGAGAAACTGCTCTCTCAACTAGAACGTGCAAGTGAAGTGAAAAAATATGGTCAGTTCCGTGAGTTTGTTATCAAAACATTACAAGCTTACTTGACCCCTGATGAACGCAATCAGTTTATGCAAGACTTGGAAAACTTACTTTAATTTAAAACCTCATCTTAAAAGAAGACCCTCATGTCAAAAAATATATTTGCAGATAACGCCCCGAAGTATTGGGCGGCGAAGATGCCTGTCATCCCGTTACGGCCAATGTCGAAAATGCCTTTTCCACAAGGTTGGCAACTACACCACAATTCAATGCCTGACGAAGGCACTCAACATTATTGGTTAACTCAAATACCTGCAGGTAATATTGGTTTACCGTTAGGTGCACAGTCGCGTGTCGTGGCACTGGACATTGACACGACAGACGAGGAATTGATTCGTTTAATTGAGTCATCCTTGCCGCCAAGTAGTTGGATTCGTTATGGTAAAAAAGGCAAAGTCCTAGCTTATAAGTACACAGGTCAGAAAACCTTCCGTATTAAAACAGCAACAGGCGAAACGATTTGTGAATTACTTAGCGAAAAAACACAAGTTGTGTTACCACCGAGTATTCACCCTGATACCAAGATGCCTTATACCGCAAACTGCAACCTGTTTGATGTTGTGGATAACTTAGCCTCGTTGCCTTCGGATATTGAAGAGAAGTTACGAGCAGTTATCACAGATTACGGCATCATCCTGTCGCGCAGTGGCCATAGCAAATTAACCGAGTACATTAGCTCAGGTAGCCGTGATACTAACTTGACAGAGAAGGCAGGGCTGTTTGCTATGGCGGTCATGCGTGGAGAGCGTACCCTGTTAGAAGCGTTAGGTATGCTGCAATCTTATGCTGATGAATTTATCCAAAATGTCGTTGGCGATGCAATGGATATTGAAAAGCATAAACGAAACCTAATCCGTTTCCTTAGCAGAGATGTGTTAGATAAAAAGAAAATCTTACCTGAGGGCTGGGACACAGGTCTGAGTGACAAAGAAAAATCTAATCTTGGTGTAACCTTTGACCGTGACACTGAAGAGTGGCCTTGCATTGACATTATTAACTTCTTAAAGGAAAAGTTTATTGAAGATGAGGGACAAGGTACAGCCATTAGTATGGAAGCTGCTGATAAGATTTTACGCAAAATTGCTTATTCTAAGAATCTTAACCGCTTGGAAATTGACCGTATTTTATCGCTGATTGTGAAAGAGGGCGGCTTAGAAGTAAAATTAGGCACCTTAAATAAGCAAATTAACGAAATTAAACGCGAAGATGGCATGGCAGGTGCGAACCATACCGAGATTGCCGAAGCCGTTTTAGAAGATATGGCCAACTTGTTTTATTTTGCCTTCGACAAAGGTCACTTTTGGAAGTTTAACGGTAGTAATTGGGAAGTTATCAAAGATGCTTGGTTGATTCGCCACATTAGCCAAAACTATGGTTCTTACGAGGCGGCAAAGCGTAATGGCGACATGAAAGGCATACTGAGTTTAATGCAAAGTTTAAGTCCTCAAGACTTGAAAAAATCTCCGTTGCAAGGTGTTAACTTCGTCAATGGGTTTTTAACTGAAGACTTGCGCCTGTTGCCACACAAAGCCGAGTTTGGTATGACGTACACGTTACCGTTTAGATATTTGGCTCCTGAGAAACCGATTAGCTTACACCATCAAGCACCCTTGTTTTCTGACTTCTTGGAAACGTGTTGGGGTAGTGACCCTGACTTTAAGCAAAAAGTTGAAGCGTTACAAGAAGCCCTGCTGGTGTCTCTGTTTGGTTGGGGTAGTCGCTTTCAACGAGTTATCCTCCTACATGGCATTGCAAAGTCAGGGAAGAGTCAGCTTCTCAACATAGCCAGTGCCTTGGTTAGTGACGAAGCGCGAAGTGCTGTAAACCCTAACGCATGGAGCGAGCCTTATACGCCCGCGCACATGGTAGGCAAATTACTGAATATCGCGGGTGAGTTATCTGAGGAACGTAAAATTGATGGGCAGCGATTTAAAGACATCGTAGATGGCTCGGAAATCACGTGTCGGATGCCGTATGGCGAGCCTTATAGGTCGCAAATAACAGCAACACATTGGTTTGGTAGTAACCATATTCCGAAGACACGGGACACAAGTGAGGGCTTTACCCGTAGATGGTTAATCCTAAACTTTAACAACCCTGTGCCTGAGTCGAAAGTCCAAATTGACATTGCAGGTAAAATTATCTTGGCTGAGCGTGAAGTGATAGCAGCGTGGGCGATTCAAGCCATGCCGCGATTACGGGCGCAGCAAGGGTACACTTTACCAAAAAGCCATGAAGCGATTATGGAAGAAATGGCTTGCATCAATAATGTAGTACGTGCGTTTGTAAAGAACTCGAATGAACTTAGCTTTCAACCGAATCTACAGATTACTGAAAAGAGAATTTATGAAGTGTTTTGGTCATGGTCGCTGACACATGGTACCGTGAAGATGTTGAACATCGGCGAATTTAGGTCGCGTATGCGTGAACTGAGCCTAACACTTGGGTTTGAGATTCAAGTGGACGAGGACACAGGCTCGGCTATCTACTTCGGTGTGGGTATCAACCCTAAGAAAGGAGGTAACTAACCATGTTAGCAACTCTTGGCGTAGAAGTTAATTTTCGTACAGGTTCTGTCCGTTTAAATCTTGGACATTCCACGATTGGTTTAAACCCTAATTTTGAAGACAAAGGCTTTAGCAAACAAAATGCGCGATTACCTAGTCTGTTTCAAGTGACGCAGAATAAACTGGACTTAATAGATGATGAACTTTGGACGGAGTTTAGCATTGAGGATTATCGTAGAATCCGCCCCTTACTCCCTATCCCGTATTTAGTGGATTTGGGTGACATTCCACCTGTGATTATCTTGGATAAGGAACCTGAAATATGGCACACACGCGAGCCTCATGCCTTGGGTTTTACAGACTTCAGAGCCGCTTTGACGAAGACAAACTTGCTCCCGTTGGTGACAACATCAACCGCATTACGGGGTCGGTTACGCGAACTGGTGAGACTGCCCCGCGAGAGACCCCTCATCATGGTGTTGACGGATACCGAGACTTTGCCTCTGCATGGAAAATACCTGAAGGAGTTAACTCGTCCTTCCGAGATGACTGCCTTGCACGAACTAAGCTTGTTGAAATTTTGGTCGAGAAAAGTTTACGAGACAATCGTCTTCGGGGACATGACTGACTTGGCCGATGTTATTAGACTCGAAGGCCATGTTTATGGGGAAGGCCATGTTTATGGGGAAGGAGCGTACCTGTAATGAACCAAAGCCAACTTAAAAACCAGCAACAAGTTGAAAACCAATATGTAAGCCAGCAAGAAGTTGAAAACCAACAAACACCTCGAAAAGAGCTGTTTATTAGCAATGCGACTAAGTGGGACACGACCACTGAGGAGGACAAAGCGTTTCAAAGTCGGCAGTTTATCGGGTTAAAAGCGGCTGATATAGCGCAATACCCTGCCCAAAAACTAGCTAAAGTGCTGGCTTTTTTGCCTGAAAACACCACGAGAGAGCTTATTTTTCTGACAAAAGACCCTAAAAAACAGCAGTTTTTGATGGAAAATACTCCTCACGAGGGTCTAAAACACCTTTTAGCGGAGATTTTAGACCTAAAAATGGTAATAGATGGCGAAGACTTCACCTTTGCCTCTGTTAAGGTGCAGCAAAAAGCGTTGGAGCAACACCTTAAAAGATTGTGTTTGTTTTTCCCTAATGCAGGGATGCTTATTAAGGACTTGCGTCTTGCAAAAGCTATCTTTGAGAGAACTTATCCGTTCGAGATAACCGATGAGATGATTAAAGAGAGCGTGTCAAAGATGCCGAGTATCTTGAGATGGTTAACGGGTCAGGGGAAGGTGGGTAAGGGTTGTTTCCCTGATTTAGACAACCCTAAACTGCCTCCCTTGTTCGTTCGAGCGCATAACAGTTCACCTTTCAAGACTAAAAGGAACGGTGACAATGGGTATAATGGGGACAGCCAAACTCTCTCCCTAATCCCTAATCTAGCTTATGTTAGGAAGGGTGTTAACTTGATTGCTTACCCTTTGACCAAGATGTTGGAGGCTCAGGGTGAGGGGAAAAATAGCTCAACCAGTGAATTACCGCCTTCTGCTGACCTTGAGGGTGTAGGTCTGCACAGTAGGAACATGAAATGGGTGTACACAGGAAATTGGTCGGCTTGGGGGTATTTGGCAACCACAGGTGCTTGGTTAAACCCGAGAGGGAGGCTCTCCCTCGATGGGAAGAAGTGGAACCCGAGTGCGGTTCTATTCGGGGCAACGTGGGTGAATCGGTGTGACCACTTAGACCATTTGGACTTGAATCCTTTTCATTGGCAGCGGAGGCATTATAACGAGAAGGGGCGATGAGTTAGGAGTTAGGAGTTAGGAGTTAGGGTAAAAATACCTCGTGACATAAGCGAAGCATGACCTATGGTAGCTGTAAAAATACCTCGTGACATAAGCGAAGCATGGGTCACGGGGTATGGTTCACGGTAGAAGATATAAGGTTCACGGGGTACGGAGGGATTTGTTATAGGGGGTGACAAACGAACCTCGGGTTACGGGAAATTTTTATGAGGGGAGTTTTGGAACTGAGCGCGGGCGCGTGTGTGCGCGTATAACATAATCGTATACCCCTTGTCAAGTTTTATATTGTAACAAAATGTAAGTGACAATTTTTGTCACATTGGCACACAAATAACGTCATAAAGTGACACTTTTTGTCACACAAAAAAAGTGTATCTTTACATTGTAAAAATGTAAGTCATTGTTTTATAACGAGTTTTTTTTATTTTAAAAGTTGGCACGGGTCATGCATTATAGGATTCATGGCAAGGTGCTTTTGTAACCTTGCCAGTGGGGGGGATTCCCTACTATGGGCGACTTGTCACAACGACCGAAATTTTGGTTGCGGGGAAGGTACGTCTAACATACACAAAATACAGTGAATCCACTGTAAAATTAAATAAGGTACTTAAAATGAATAACTTTTTACAATCTGCTATTAGCCAGTTAAGTAACGGCACTTTAGGTGCTTTTCATAATGTAATCGTAGCTTGTACTGTTTTAGGTAAAAAAGCGAAACAAAGCAAGTCTGATTTTGTTGCCCAAGGTGAAAAAATGGGCGTTGCAAAATCCACTTTGTTGGACGTTTGGGGCTTGGGGACGTTTTTTGCGAATCCTGATTTTGTCCGTTATGCGGACGTACAAAGCGCACCCATTGGAGTTATTGAGTCGCGCCTAAATAACTTAGGCTTGTCTAAATTACAACACTGCAAGGAATACCGCACCCTATGTAATGGTTTGGAATCAGTTCTTTTTGACTTGCAACAATTAAACACGCTATCCGCTCACGCGGATATTACCCAAGCAATAACCTTACTTGAAACTATTAAACCATTTAAAACTAGCTTGCTAGAATGGCAAGGAGTTATTGCTAACGTGCAAGGCGTTATTGCCTTACATACGCCAAAAGTCGCTAAAGTCGCTGAAGTCGCTGAAGTCGCTGAAGTCGCTGAAGTCGCTGAAGTCGCTGAAGTCGCTGAAGTCGCTGAAGTCGCTGAAGTCGCTGAAGTCGCTGAAGTCGCTGATTTTGC